GCAGATTTATTTTTACCTGCAACTATAAAAATAAAATCATTGAGCCCCTCCATTCAAGATGTGCGGTCATCGATTTTGGAATCAAAGGAAAACAAAAAGCAGATATCGCAACATGCTTTTTCAAACGTCTTAACTCAATTCTGGAACAAGAAAGAATAGAAGCAGATAAGAAAGTCCTAGCAGAATTAATTAATAAACACTTCCCTGATTGGAGAAGAGTTCTTAATGAGTGTCAGAGATACTCAGTTGGTGGTAAAATAGATACTGGTATACTTGCCCACTATAGTGATGTTAAGGTAAATGATCTCATTAAAAACCTCAAAGAAAAGAATTTTTCGGAAGTACGTAAATGGTGTGTCAATAATCTGGACAATGATTCTTCTGTATTATTGCGTCGCATTTACGATAGTCTTAACGACTCCCTTGTCGTTTCCACTATTCCTGCTGCCGTTCTTATTATTGCGAAGTACCAGTATCAAATAGCATTTGTAGCTGATCAGGAAATAAATCTACTTGCCTGTTTGACAGAGATTATGGTAGAGTGTGAGTTCAAATGAGTAAAAAGGTATACTATTTTGGGGTTGATACTCCCAATAATTGTCTTTCTAGAAATGTAGTTGATGAGGATTACATTTATGCGAAATGTCCTGCTATTAATCACCAGAATAGTAGAATATTCATAGCACATTCTCCTATTGATATTGAAATTAAAGTAGATAGAACACCTGATGGTAATATCGTTAGATGTAATCATCCACATTTATTGGAATATGATGATGATTATTTTCATGCACCAAAACCAGTCTTACAATTAAAGTCTCCAATGTTTTTCTTTTGGACTGATGATGATAATGTTTGGTTTGAGTTTGATCATCATTCAATGACATCGTTAAATAATAATTTTGTTGCTGTAGGTGGATGGTTTAATTTATCCAATTGGTCAAAGGCTACAAGTCTTGCATTCACAATAGTTGATGAAACTAAACCAGTCATTATTAAGAAAGGTGATCCTGTTTGTAGAATAAGATTTCATCCTCCTAATTTGGATGAGAGTATTATTCTTAGGGAAGTAACTGATACTAAAATTGTTAAGGAAATGAAAGTTAAGTATGCAAAGAAGAGGCAGCAAGAAGAGCAGGGAGATTGGAAAACAAGATTATTTTCTAGAACAGATAATACTAGTAAATGTCCTGTAAGTTTTTTAATCAATCCCAAAAAGAAGAAGAAGTCTAAATTTGGTGATATTCAAAAACTTAGAACATCTAAAGTTAGGGGTTTTAAATGAAGAAAATCTGTGCTATAATAAAGAAATGGTTAAACCTATCAGATCATGAACCTTGGAGAAAAAAATGACAACACAAACAGAAAAACGAAGACATCAAGTTAAATCTAGATTTTATTATATCTTCTGGGGTATTGCAACATTTTCTGTAGTAGCAGGTCAATTATATGTTGGATCTGGATATAGAATGTTTGGTAGTTCATTAAATAGAATATTAGATACCATTCAAGTAGAAGTGGGTCAAACTTACAACAACGAGAGATTTTACTAATGATTTTAGTTTTTATTATCGTAGGATTATTGTTCTTTATTATGGGGTATGGATTATACCTTACAATAGGACCAGGTAAGACAGATTTACGTGATCCTATTGATGAACATGCTAAGATGCATGAACTAGGCATTGCACATGGACATGGCGGAAACAAGGGTGCATATGAGATGTCTGGTAAATTAGCTCACTCACATGATGATGAAGTCTCTTAAGACTCCTTTACGTTATCCAGGTGGTAAGTCAAAAGCAATTAAGACTTTATCTCCTTGGTTTCCTCAAACTATATCAGAATATAGAGAACCATTTATAGGTGGTGGATCTATTGCTATTGAAGTAACTAAATCAAATCCAGATATACCAGTATGGATTAATGATCTTTATGTGCCTCTTTATAACTTCTGGGTACAGTTGAGGGATAGGGGTGAAGAACTCTCTGAGAGGGTGCGAGAAGAGAAGCAGAGGACGTTAGACGCAGGTGATAAGGATAAAGTAACTGCAAAGGCAAAAGAACTATTCAATAAGTATAAGGAAGATATTGATACCTATGATGACTTTGAAAAAGCAGTAGCATTTTTTATTATGAATAAGTGTAGTTTCTCAGGACTTACAGAGAACAGCACATTTTCGCAGTCAGCATCTAATTCCAATTTCTCTCTTGTAGGAGCAGATAAACTTGCACAGTTTTCTAAGTTAATTAAACATTGGAAGATAACTAATATTGATTATTCAGAAGTAATGAAAGCACATGGATCAAGTGATACATTTGTATTCTTAGATCCTCCTTATGATATTAAGGATTTTTTATATGGAAAGAATAGAGAGATGCATAAATCATTTGATCATGATAGATTTGCGGATGACGTTTATAATTGTGTCCACAAGTTTATGATAACTTACAATGTTAATGATAGACTGGTGGAGTTATATAAAAATTACAATCTCAAGGAGTGGAAACTTCGATACTCCATGGCTCATCGGGGAGATAAAGGAACCGATGAGAATATTAAAACTGAATTATTAGTTACTAACTATTCTATTGTCCCACAAACACCTTTAGAACTTGCATTATCATGAACCTAACTGACTACATCAAAGACGTTCCTAACTTTCCTAAAAAAGGAATTATCTTTAAAGATATTTGCCCTTTATTAAAAAGTCCTGAAGCATGGACTAAAGTTATGACACAACTAGGTCTTTTTTGTGAAGAGACTACTCCTGATCTTATTGTTGGGATTGAGTCTAGAGGATTTATTGTAGGAAGTTCTTTGGCAACTAGACAAAGACTTGGATTTGTTCCTATCAGAAAGAGTGGAAAATTACCTGGTAATGTGTTAAAAGCAGACTATACTTTAGAGTATGGTGAAGATGAATTAGAAATTCAAATAGATGCTTTTGAGGGTAATCCTAGAGTGTTATTAATAGATGATTTACTTGCTACTGGTGGTACAGTAAATGCTTCAACAGAGTTGATAGAAAAGGCAGGTGGTCAATTAGTAGGATGTGGGTTTATAATAGAATTAAATGAATTAAATGGTAGAGAGAATGTTCCTAATGTTCCAGTTAGATCCCTGATTAGATATGACTGAAGAAGAATTAGAACGAGAGAGATGGATTGATGATGACTATACAATGATCAATCAGTATTACTACTTCAGATCTCTCTATCCAAACATGCCCTTTTACTTACAAGATGAAAAGGGAGACACTTATGAATTTAAGTGGGATCTCATCTATCAGTACATTGACAAATTACAAGATTATGAGTATTGAATTAAAAGATTGGTTAAACTCTATCAATTTTACTAAAGAGAATATGATGGAAGATCCTAATGTAAAGAAGGATTACCCACCATATATTATTAATCGTTGTTTGTCAGGACATCTTGATTGTATTATGTTTGTTAATGAAATGAATAAGTATTCATTCCTAGACAAAGACCTCCAATATTCTTTTTATCTAAATACACTTAGGAAAAAGAAGAGATTTTCTCCCTGGCTCCGTAAGGATAAAGTCACGGATTTAGAAATCATCAAACAATACTATGGTTATAGTAACGAAAAAGCATCACAAGCTTTGAAAATATTAACCCCCGAACAGATTAAATTTATTAAACAACGACTTGACACTGGAGGAATGAAATGACTGCAACGGTGGAACCTGAAGTATCTTGGTCTCAAGACCAAATGGTAGAAGTGCTTCTAAATGAACCTGATGATTTTTTAAAAGTTAGGGAAACACTAACAAGAATTGGTGTAGCGTCACGAAAAGAAAAGAAACTTTACCAAAGTTGTCATATTTTGCATAAGCAGGGTAGATACTATATCGTACATTTTAAGGAGCTATTCGCACTTGATGGCAAGCACGCTAACCTTACTTCTAACGACGTTCAGCGTCGGAATCGTATTACTCGTTTGCTTGCTGATTGGGGTCTCATATCTGTAGTGAAACCTGACTCTGTATCTGATATTGCTCCACTTAATCAAATCAAGGTTCTTGCTTATAAGGATAAGGGTGATTGGGTACTAGAGCAGAAGTATAATATTGGGAAGAAAGGAAAGACCCAAGAAACACAGGAAACCGAATAAAATTGTAGGGGATTCAACATCCCCCTTTTTTATGTTTCATGTATAATTAGTAGTGGATGCCGAAAGGATCCACAACACACTCGCTTAACAAGGAGCTACTATTATGGGTAACCTACAAAGGTACACAGCCACAGATCTTCCTGCATTATTGGACAGGATATCAAAGAACAGTATTGGAATGCATGATTATCTTGATCGTGTATTTGATTTTCAAGAACAATCCAATTATCCACCATACAATTTAGTACAATTAAATAATCATGAATCTAAACTTGAAATCGCACTCGCGGGGTTCAAAAAGAATGAAGTCAAAGTATATACTGAATTTGGAAAGTTATATGTGGAAGGACAAAAAGAAAAAACAGAAGATGTTGGAGAATTTGTCCACAAAGGACTTGCCCAACGTTCCTTCCAACGTGTTTGGACGATCACCGATGATACAGAGGTTGGATCCGTCAGCTTTGATGATGGACTTTTAGTTGTAGATTTGAATAAAATAGTTCCAGAACATCATACTCGAAAAGATTATCTCTAAATAGAAATGAGTTCGAGATGGATCAGACCCCTTTACAGGGGTCTTTTTTATTGCTATAATATGTCCAAATGATTTTTTATTATGAGCGAAGATTTTACTAGGATTGCTAATGCCCTAGAAAGAATTGCTGGAGCATTGGAGCACCTACATATTGAAAAGATAGATCATGCTCATATTGATGATATTGGTGAGATACATGGTGATGTTATTACCCATCCTAAACAATTTTAATCATGCCTAAAGAAAAAGTACATGTTCCTGTAGTGGAACCAAAGTCAACTTCCTACCTTGAGTATATTGAACTTGGTAGGACTATAACTCCTCAACCAGTATTCAAAAAGGATACTATTCGTGTTAGATTATTACAAAGAAGTTTGGGTAATCCAGCAGAAACTTTTGATACAGAAAAGAATTGGGAATATGATGTTCCGTGGCCTGTTGAAGAAGTTAAAGAAGTAGTTGTAGAAAAGCAACCAGTAAAACCCAAGAAAACTCTATTGCAGAAGATTACTAATGCCTAAAGAAACAATCAAGTTTACTGTCA